GCAGGAATCAGTTGAAAGGATGCGGAAACCAAAAAGACCACCGGCGGCGATATACCCAGTCTGTGTGCCATTCCCGCTTTGGGAGTTGCCCTCAACTAGGTTGTACCAGACGTCGTTCCACAAAACTTGTGGCTTGTCAAAGTACGCGCCATCGGTGGTGTTGTATGACCAATTGAATGTGACCGTCTCGCCAATAGACGAGTCGGTAGTGACACCTGTAACGGTGTTCTGCCAAGGCTGACCAGGCAACGGATTGTTGCTCCCGTTGATTGTCAGCGTTCCTTCTTCAAGAATGATGGTGCCGTTGGCATCAATTTGCTGATCCCACTCATCCGCATCCTCAAGGGCGAGCACGGGTGAGGTAACCGCCCCAAAGAGAAGAGTTGATGCAACCAACCACATGATTGCAACGGCAACGAACCTTTTTATATCCATGAAACCTCGCTGCTACTTTGCAACGAGATTATTACTTATCTGCTTTTATATATCAATAACAACAGGCTCTGCGCTAATTATTTGCTCTTGACTAATCTTATGTTTTTATCTTTGAAAAAATTTGATTCTGCTTTCGGCATCTGCGACTGCAAAGGTATGAATCCCTGCCTATAAAAGAGTTTTTTGTATATATTTCCCCGCAATTCCTGCACTCTCGGCTGTATACATATGTGCCAGCTTGGCTCAATGCATCATCATGCAGATGTTCTGCGATAAGTAAAATTGTCTCTAGGGTAGGCATAGCGCTGCCAGCAGCCCACCGGCAAACGTGTTGAGGGTTTAGCAATAGTCGCTGCGCAAGGGTCGCCGCCGTAATCCCGTTACGGTCTAGCGCCCTTTGCAGTTCCGCAGCAAAAAAATCCTTTTGCTGCTTGCTTTTCACTAACGCTTACTTTTTTTCTTCAAGCTTGAGCTTAGCGTTTTCCCTCTCAAGCTCGGCTACGCGCTCAGATAGCGCGGCAGCCTGCAACTGATACATCTCAAGCTGAACAACCAACCCGCCGATTTTCTTCAAAAGATCGTCAACGGTTACCTGTGGCTCTGCCATGTTTCCTCCCTTTCTATAACTATTCGGCTTCTGGCTCTTCGCCTGGAAGTACCAGCGGTGGAAGCTCAACCGGTCGTGGACCCTTGGGCTCTGGGGCCGCCTCCCATGCTGCGATTTCTTCAGCGTTGCGCTCCATCGCCGCTTCGTGGTCAATCTCACGCACCCTATTGTCGCTCACGCCGTTATAGCGATCCTTGACTACGCCATCCTCTAGATAAAAGCGATGGCCAAGGTTTGAGTCAACTGGAGTTCGCATCTCTCCATTTTCATCCCAAATCCAATTTCCAAGAGTTCCAAAATATCCGTTTCTCATGAGCCTGTACCTCCTACCCAATTTTGCATTGGGATAATTTGCGGGTAATTTGTTGACGTATAAAGCACGTCAATCATTCCCGTGCCGCCATATGTTACTGGAAGAGCTGCGCCATTTGCAATAGTCTCACCCGACGGGCCCCTGCCATTGTAGTACGGGCCAGCAGGATCAATAATGCCAAATGTCACACCGTTTCCAGCGTCTGAATTTGACTGTGCGCGAATAATAAATTTACTCTCCCCAATCGGGGCAATCCCAACCCCATTAGAGCTGTCCTGTAGCGTATAGGTGTAGTATTTGCTTGGGTCTTTTGTGTTAAAAATTGCCATGTTTATTCCAGCGCCGTAGAAGGCATACGGTGAGTAACATGCCATCCATTCGTTGTCCCATGTGTGCATAGTTCTTGCGCCGTGCGTCACGCCCTGTTCTATCCCATATGTTGTCGTTGAGGAAAGCGTTGTTAGCGGCGTGACCGTAGCCGTCGTTCCAGCTGGGTTAAGGATTAAATTTGCAACGACAGCCTGATTGCTTGGGGTCATTCTGAACATGCCCACAACACCATTGTCACCTAGAATAAATTTATTATGATGCCTAGACTCAGTGTATGTGGATGATCCAGTTGTTGACCATGTAAAATCGTTATAAAAGTATGAAGCGCCATACAAACCTGATTTTGCGTAGGCAAGGTCGTAGTATAAATATCCAGGCCTTGCCGCAGATGTTTCGCCGTAGGATAAATAGTTAAACTGTTCCGACGCAACCATATTCCAAACATGTGCTCGATAGTTGTTTGAGTTATCCCCATAAACCATTAGCAGCCTTCTTGTTCTAACATTATAAGAAAACTGACCGTAGCAAAGGGCGCCAGCTGGCTCTCCCGCAGTTGTTCTTTGCGAGGTTGTATAGACGTTGTCTATTGGCTGTTGCCCGCCGCGATTAAATCCATACAGATAGTTTGCGTCGTTAGCCGCAAGCGAAAATCTCGGCCGAATTCCGCGTCTTTCTATTATCGTTCCATAGTATGCTTGAATTGAGGCCTTTGTGGTATTTAAGGGCAGCATCACCCCAGAGCCAGGGGTGACTGGGACATCAAGCCAAACATTTCCCTCAGAATGGTTTGCGGCTGTGCCAAGTGCTATTCCCGTAGAGCTGTTGCTAGACACCTGAGCGTTTGATGCGATTGCAGATCCGTATGTAACGGCGCCTTCGCTATTTGGGTCAAAGCGCACACTTGCAATTTTTTCAAAATCACTGCAGTAGATATCTACTGCTGCCTGCGATGGCGTGGTTGTGTTTGAGCTAATAACCCCAAAAGTCGGCAGCGGGTCTTGGCCCCGATATGGATAAAATACTTCGTCTAATCGTTGGTTTGGCATGGTTAAGACCCAAAAAAATCTTTAGTTTGAAGAGACGTCTTCATTGGACTATTCCAAGAGCTTGCCGTTCTGAATACATTATACATCGTGCTAGAGCCGTATTGGTCATATCCCCACCACGGGTTTAGCAGTGACACCGTTCCACCGTTAGAAACTCCAGCCCCGTTCATATTAACCCCACTTCTGCGCATGTCGGCTGGATTCATGCTATACACGCGGGTTCCAGTAGAATCCACGTTTGTAGAGTTGAATTTGACCAAAAATCCGTGCGGTCCCTGTGGCGCAATGCTAACTCCGGACGATGAATCGTCATACGTATATACATAGTACTTTGACGGGTCAGCGGTATAAAAGAACACTAGCTTTATTCCGCATCCATAATAATAGTAGGAGCAGTACGCGGCCACAAATTCGTTTGACCAGTCAATCGTGGTTCTATTTCCGTACAAATTTCCATTCTCAATGCCATAGCTTGTTGTAAGCGCAGATGTCCAGAGGCTGGTAACTGTGGTTGTTGTTCCAGCGGGATTGAGTGTCATGTTTGCGGCAACGGCTTGATTGTTCGGGGTCATTCTAAACATTCCCACAATACCATTGTCGCCAAGAACAAATTTATTGTGATACTGAGACTCGGCATACGAATTAGAGCCAGTTGTTGACCATGTGAAGTCATTATAGAAGTATGAAGCGCCGTTAAGGCCAGAAAATGCATCGCTTACAAACTTAAATAAATCCCCTACTTTGTACGATGGGCTATTAAGATTGATATTGGGGTTTGTGTAAACATGCGCCCTGTATGTGCCGCTTGTACTTGCGTTAACCACAAGAAGGCGGTTTGCTCGCTCGTTATAGCAAACCTGCCCCGAGTTATTTGTCCCAGGCTCACTAGCTGTAGTTCGCGTTGTAAGGGCGAACCCCTCGGTATGGACAAGGTGTGCGCGGTGATGAATTCTTAATGTGGTACCAGAAGTAAGAAATGTTGCCCGCTGTCGCTGGCCGCGGCGTCCTATCGTAATGCCGGTATTGCTATGAATATTCTGGGCGCTAGCATTGGCTCTGCCGGCTAACTGGGTTGTTGTATAACCGCCAGGGAACATGGCGGCATAGTCGGCAAGGGTAGACCCGACGGCATTGCTGTCTGGAGTTCCCTGATAAAAAGCAGTAAGAGTGTTCGTGCCCAACAAGGTGGTCTGAGCGAAATAGTTTGTCGTAGAGGCAAGAGTGCTAGTCCCTTCTGTCGTTGAAATTTGGGAAGACGCAATTGCGTCCCCAGATGTTGACCGGACCGTAGAACCGCCATACGCCTCCATCTGAATGACAAGCGGAAGGGGGCTTATGTACGTGGTTGGGTCCAGAATTTCGTTCAGATTAAGGGTTGGCATTATCGCCCCCCGCCGTACCAACTCCCCATTGGAATGAGGGGAACATATGCGGTTGATGTGTTGAATACGTCGTGGTTACCAGTTGCGGCAGTTGCTAAAATCAACCCGCCGTTTGAAACAACGGTTCCGTTGGCATCCCTGCCATTAACAAATGCGCCGCTTGGGTCCATCATGGCCACAGTCACTCCAACACCACCATCGGTATTGTCTGATTGTCGGAATAGCCACTGGCTTTCCATTATTGGAACAACCTGACACCCTGTGGATGTGTTTGAGTTCAAGAATTTATATCCTTTTGACGGATCTGGCGTGTAGACAAAGTGGCACGCAAATCCGGTCCCATAGTAGTAATACGGTGCATACGCAGCAATCCACATATTGTCCCACGTGATGTTTGATCGCATCCCGTAGTAGTTTCCCTGCTCAATGCCATACGATGTTGTGACGGTATTGTCAGAAACCGCAGTGACCGTTCCCGTAATTGCCGTTCCTGACGGGTTCAAGACAGCAAAGCGATGGATTGTTTGGTTGCTTGGCGTAAAGCGAATTAGTCCAAGTGTTCCATTGTCACCCATAACAATTCTTATGTGCTGTGTTGATTCAGTGTATGATGCCGCGTTGGAAGAGCTAAAAGAAAAATCGTTATAGTAGTACGTTGCACCGTTTTGAGCAGCCCTAGCCTCTGTTAAAAACCTGTACAGCTGCCCAGTTTTGTACGACACGTCATTAAGTGAAATGCCAGGATGCCTCCAAACATGGACCCGATAGTTTAGCGCTGTGTCTGTCACCACATACGCAAGAGTTCTTGTCCTGTCGTTATAAGAAATCATCCCTCGGCAGTTTGTTCCGGGCTCGCCAATAATATTTCTATATGTTGAGGTGTTGGTAGTCAACGACTCATACGAAAGAAGCGATGAGCGCCCGTACACTCGGATTGTGTTTCCGTTTGCATAAATAGATATTCTCTGCCTAATTCCAGAGTGACTAATAACGGTTCCGTAGTCTGGCCAAACGCTTTGAACGAGATCTTCTCTCCGATATACAGTTCCAACGCCACCCATTCCTGGTGGATTAATTGTCCAATTCCCCTCAGCTTGATTTGCGCACGTAAAACTTGGCCACCCAGTTGTCCTAGTGCTGGTGCTTGCCTGACCAGCGATTGATGGAATTATATTTCCGTTATTGTTGAACTCTGACGACCCAAAGTCTCGGTAGTCCGTAATATGACCGCCGTAACTATCGTAGATCCCGCCACCTTGGTTGTCCCACGTTGCATACGTTGGCAGCGGATCTAGTCCTTTTGGGTCTACCAGCCTATAAAGATTGGCCATTAGACGACTCTCCAGCCGTATGAGGCTCCGGCATAGAACAACTCAACCGTTCCGTATTGCACGTTTAGATTCAAGTTTTCTGCAACGCCTTGAATTAGCTGGCCGTTGCGCGCAAGAATGACTGGGAACGAGTTCCACTTTCCAGCCACGTCATGAATACGAACTCGAGTGTTTGCAGCTGGGGAGGATGGCAGCGTCAGCGTAAACGATCCTGCGGTTGAGTCGGCGAAAATATTATCGCCAGATGCAAGTGTATAATTTGCCGTCTTGACCTGCCACGATAGCCCAAGTTGATTATTTACAAACGCTTCGGTTGCTGCGGGTGACCCGTTAATGAGAACTGCGGTATCTGCCTCAACCGTTCCAACCCTGACTGTTCCATATGTAATCCCAGCCTGCCCAAAGTTTATGGTCGTTGTTGGCTTGCTTGTAATTCCATCAAACAGCTTCCACTTTCCATCGCTGGCGTCTTTTACAAATCCAGCATACCTGGTTCGCGATACATCTGTGGCGTTTACTGCTCCAAGAAGTTTTGCCACAGTAGCTGTTCCGCCACCAGATGCAGTTGACCCAACATCTGAAGCGGTTTTTGCATATGTGAATGTTGTCGTTGAAGGGGTCGCTAGGATGGTATACGTCCCGTCAAACGTGGCATCTACCCCCGCAACAACCACCTGCTCACCAGCAATAAATGTATGCGTGACGTCAGTGGTAAGCGTTGCAATGTTTGATGTTAGGGCCTTCGTTGTTACCGTCCTAACAAGTGAAGAGGTAGCTGCGGTTTGGGTGATGTTTGCATTTGTCTTGGCGTAAGACACCGTAGAATTTGTACGCGCGGTAACTGTGTACGTTCCGTTAAAGGTGGCGTCTACGCCAGTCACGACGATTGTGTCGCCAACCTGCACTGGCTCTACTCCGCCACCATAGGTCACCCCAAGTGTCGCAACGTTGCTCGTGATTGCCTTTGTTGTAATGCTTGCAACCGGGTCAAGGGTGGTGGTGACATACGCCTCGCCAACAATACCCAGGTCAAGAGCGTTTCCCGGATTGCCATTGGCAACAAAGATCATTGGCTCGCTTACTGAGAGGTTGTCTGTCTCAACGGTCGTTCCTGCGCCGCCAAATGTAATCGTTCCCTGAATATTTACGTCACCCTGAATACCAACGCCGCCGACAACGGTAAGCGCACCAGTTGTTGGGCTAGTGGATGGGGTCGGGATTTCAATGTGAACGTTCTGGTCTGGGACAATGATCATCTGGGTGTTGTCGCTGCTCAATCCTCCGGCAGCAAAAATAATTTTGTTTTGAGCGCCATTTGATCCAGTTGCTAGTACAAGGTTGCCGTCACCAGATGTTCCAGACGGTGCCTCCATGAAGATATATCCATCATGTGGCCCAGTAATCGTGAATGATGGGTCATTGAAGCTTGCAGCCGTGATGCCCATATCAATCCAGCCCGCGGCATCAGTTCCGTTGTTTGCGTAGGCAATAAAGTCGGTAGATGCGTCTGCGGTATCGCCAACATTCTGAAATGCAACCTGCGCATAATCGGTGGCGCTGGTCTTAATAACAGCCTTTGGATTGGTAAGCGTTGCAGCAAATGCAGCGGCACCAGATCCGACAAACGCCTGATCGCCAACCGTTAGGTCTGTAACGGTCGTAAGCGTTGTGACCTCTGGCGTCGCTGTCCACTGATAGTCTGTACCGTTGTTGGTAAGAAGCTTCCCAGAATCGCCTCCGCCAATGTTGATGCCCTGTGACATCTTGTCCCAATAAGTGGTGTTTGTTGGGGCATTGCCAGAAGCAGCTGAGGCGTTCTTATAAACGTATGCACTCCCCTGATAGATAACAACGTCATTGCGCTCATAGGTTGTACCGGCAGAGTACGCCCCTTTAAAGTCAAAACGAAGTTTACCTAGATCAATCAGCTCTGCCATTTGTTACCTGACCTCCATCAAAAGGTGTCCATTTGCGTCAAAAGAGAATACCAGTTTATTTTGCGTCCAGACCCACTGATCGTAGTCTGCGGACGAATTTACAAGGTCTGCCGCTGGGATATAGACAGACGTGCCATCTACTACCTTGTTGACCGTAAGTGTACCAGTATTGCTATCAAGGCGCAAGCCGTAAAAAGCTTTGCCAAGCACGTTTTGACCGCCAACAATGATGCCTGGGGTCAGTGTTTCCTTGGTTCGTGCGTATGCCACCTATTGCTCCTTACGCTTGGTCAACGCCAGAAATCACAAACGAGGTATGTCCGTTTGTTGCCTTGACATATACCTTGTCGGTATTAATAACCGAAAACTTGAAGGTTTCGTATGTGTTTGAAGGTTCTACCGTCAGGTTGTGGGCTATATATCCACGACTTGCCTCAGTATTGTCATTGAGTGGGGCGATCCAGACGTAGACCCGAGACGACTCGCCTTGGCTCTTGTTAGTTGCAATAACAGAGACAAGATAGGTTGAATTTGCAGTAAATGCAAGGGTTTCCGTGTCTTCAGCTGGGTTGCTAACGGCAAGTCTTGTAATTGTTGCCATTAGGACATCCACCACGTCATGGCGGCATTAGGGTTCTTTTCAAACCTTGTTCCGCCAGAACCGTCTGCAACAAGAGAATCTCGAGTGTCGGCATATGCGGAAGATATTTCCGTTGGCCCAATCGTAATCGGATCAAGACCGCCAGATAGGTGCTCCTGCGCATGGGCGGCTACGGCAGTAATAACCTCTGACCATGCTGATCCGCTCCAGACGTACACCTTGTTTGCCATGAGTACCTCAACTTGACGTTTTTATGATTATAGCGACTTGGACCGCCTCGGCAAGAAATTAACCGTCTACGGGGCTGGGTCAGCCTCAGTTGCGATTTCTTCTGGCGTCCCTTCATTGGCTCCGTTTTCTGGGGTGGCATCGCTTGGTGCCTCTGGGTCAAAAAACACATTATTTTCATCTATAAGCCAGCCAGCAGATGGTGTCAACGATCCATAATTAGTTACATCAATAATCTGGTCTGCGTCTGGGATGAGGGCGCTCATGATTTCTTGGCTATCTGATAGATACACACCGTCTACAACTGAGTCAATGATAACCGCAAACAATTTTGTTTCCATCTTATTTTCCTGCTACAAGTGTCCAAACGCGAACTCGTCCAGCACCGCCATTTCCGCCAGCGCCACGAGATAAAGATGCCGCTGCGGACGTATAACTCGCCCCGGCACCGCCGCCGCCGCCGCCTGGGACCCCCCCGTTTCCGCCAGGCTTTCCAGCATAGTCAATCAATGCTCCTGCGCCTTTATTTGCCGCTCCGCCACCACCCCCACCAGACCCAGCCGTTCCCGCAGATCCTGCCGTTGGTGCAATTGTTGATCCGTTCCCAAGGCCAGCGTTTCCTCCGCCACCGCTAATGTTTGCATCAGGACCGTACCTCCATAGATACCCAGAAATACCCTCTCTTTTACCGCCAGCCGTTGCTGCTGCATGGGTCCCAGCGCTGGTGCTGTACCAGTACCCGCCAACACCACCAGCCCCGCCGCCAATCTCATTTCTATATCCAGCAAATCCAACACCAGCTGGTGCCCCCTGGCCACCAAGAACAGATGGCGTAAGCACAGGATATCCTGTTGCAGCATACGGCCACACAAATGGATAGCTTCGCTGTGCCGCGCTAGGGTTAGATGCAGTTCCGCCAGCTCCGCCAGCAACAACAATGCTTCCAAATGAACTTGATGTTCCAGCCCCGCCGTTGCTTGGACTGTTGTCAATTGTTGCTGGGGAGGCCCCGCCAGTTCCTCCGTTGCCAACTAAAACAGCAACTGTTTCTGGGAGCACATCAGGGTCAACGAATGTGCCGTAGTAAGCCTCTCCGCCCTGTCCGCCATACCTTGGGCTTGAAGTAGTGCTGGTTCCGCTGGGCCAATCACCACCAGACCCGCCGCCGCCACCGCCTATCACTTCTACGGTCACCTGCACGGCCCCCGCTGGTTTATACCAAATTCCAGACGAAGTAAATTCATCTAGGATGATGGAGGTTTTTCTAATGTTTGTTATTGCCATTAGCTGATTTCCACGCCATACGCAACAGCGTCTACTGCGTTAGAAACTGTCGGTTCAATATAAATTCTTTCTCCGGCCTCAAGAACAATATTTGATAACTGGGTAACGTTTCCAGAAGACGCAGGTAATGACTGGGCAACAGTATTTATGTAATTAGAAATCGTAGCCGTCCCAGAGTACCCGCCAAGATTATTCACGTTGTGCCACGTGCTTGTAAAATCTTTCTGGTCGCTCATGCCCAAAGTATCTCTCACAATGTATAGGAGATCCGAAACGGCCCCAGCAACTGGCAAGAATTCCACAACTGATGGGTAACGGTTATACCCTAGGTACGAAGCCTGCGCTGTTGGTGTAATAAACGTTGGGCCGGTAATCGTGGTGTTTGCACCCGTGGTTGGAGCGGTCATAGACGTAACCTGTGGGTTTGGGGCGGTAACTGTCCATCCGTTAGCCGAGGTCACTGTGCTTCTTGGAATAGGCATTCCGCCAAAATACCAGAGCCATACCCCACCATTTATGCCAGTAACTGCCAAGATGTTTGATTGACTGTTCCACGCGAGACCACCAGGAAGTGGGTTTGGCGAAAAGCTTATGGTTGAGCCGCTTTGGTGCGTCTCAATATACGTTCCATTGTTTTGTCTTGTATATATTGCAACTACGCTATTTGTAAGATTATCAGTCTTTGTAACTTGAACACTGCCGGTAGATGTTGTCTCGGTGATGTTTGCATTTACTAGGGCGTATGAAATTGTGTCCGAAGTTACCCCTGTAATCGTAAACGTTCCGTTAAACGGGCTCGTCACGCTAGAAACAGTAACCGAATCGCCAACTGCATAAGTGTGGCTTGAAAGGTTTCCAATGTTAAGGGTTAAGCGGGCAACGTTGTTCAGGATTCTTCGCGAAACCACCGAAAACCCTGCCGTATTGCTATACGCTCGGTTAAACAAAACTGCTAGTTTTGTTCCATCTGGGCTAAATCGCATTTGGGAGATTGGCTTATCGGTTCCCGTTGGAACAAGTGTCGTAGCGGTTCCAGATGGGTATGTAATTGCACCTGTCAAAAACTCTGCAGTACCTGTTCCAGCGGCTGTTGCCGCAACAAACCTAAATCCAAACTTGGCGTTTTCAGCTGGCGGCAAAATTCCAGAAGTCCCAATCGTTCCGCCAGAGGATGAGACGCCGTGCCAAGAATCTGCGGCAGTTAATGTTGGGTTTGATATTGCGTATATGTTATGGATTGGATTAAATTCAATGTCTTGCCAAAAATTTGCAAGTTTTGTTCCAGTTTGATTTGAACTGTTTGCCGTTGTTGTCCAGAACGCGGTTGCCGTTTGAGATCCGCCCCTAAAAATTCTCATGCCGACTGCACTTGAGCCAACTGCCTGGCCAGACCCAGCATGGTGCCACATGTGCATCCCCACGCCGTTATTGGTGGTTCCTGGTCTAACCTGCCAAACCCCAGCAACCTGCCAGGTTGAAGCACCAGTGTATTGGTGTGCCGCATTCGTTGGCGATGCGTTATACCCGACTGGCGTTGGGCTGCCACCGGCATTGTACCTAAATATTGCCGTGCGGTAGTCGCTGACACTTCCGGTGTTTCCCCAGTAATACATCATTGCCCACGTGTCATCAAGAACAACAATTGGCCAAGTAAGAAAATACGACCCGTTTGACGATGTCCACAACTGACTGTTGGAGCTGAAGTTTGAGTCCGTATTATACCACTGATTTGAGCCTCCGTAATTAATCGCCGAATTGCTAGTGGTAACAACAGATGTCGGCCCGGTTGCGCTAATTCCAACCACACCAGGCTGTTGATTGCTGCTATGTGCAAGATAGACAAAAGTGTTTTTTGCTGGGTTCAACCCGATACCCCTGTAATACGACGCGCTGCCGCCAGTAGTTGTAATCGCCACTCCAGTTTGCGATGCTAGACCCGTTGTTACCGATGTTGGATTAAACGTGATTGGCGCAGTTGCCGTAACAACGGTAAGAAAAGAATTTGCGCGCGCGGTCAGGTTAAGCAAGACATTTCTTCGGTTGCTAGATGTTGGAACAATCTCATGCAACGTATTCGCAGCTGGTTGCGTAAGTTGCCCAAACTTCTTTTCTGTCCTTGCCACCTGCTATCTCCTTAGTTGAAAAATATATATGCCATATACTCATCTGCCGAGGCCCATTTGACGCCCGTTGCCGCAGAAGAGTCTGCCGTAAGAACGGCGTTATTTTCCCCGACTGGTAAGTTGTCCGGAACACCATTTGCCGTTGCCGCAATAATATCACCCTTGGCGGTAACCATTGCCCTTGGGATGGACGTTGCCGCGGCATTTTCCGCAGCGGCCTGAGCCGTTGCGGCGTTTGCAGTGGCGGTGACCGCCTGATCATACGCGGTCTTTACTGCGGCTGGTGTGGCGCCGATATCTGTCGCGGTGCTAGTAACCGAGGTTAGATAGCGTGCCTGCAGCTGAAGACTTGCCCATGGATCTGTGCCGTTTCCGACTTTAATAAGTCCAGTTGTTGTGTCAATACCAACTTCGCCCTCAAGAAGGACGGGGTTGTCTGCTGCCCACTCTGCCGACGTGGCACGGCGCAACTGGATCGTTGCCTCTCGATCTTGCGGGCTTAGAAGAAGATTGATGATTGCTTCCATAGCCACAAATATAAGCATAGCCGGCGGTTAAATCAACCCCTAGTCGTTCTGGTCGGGTCCTGCTATGATTGTCGCAAAGGAGGGGTCTTAATGTCCTATCAAGTCATAGATAACCTGATTAGCTGGTCTGCTCTTGAGTCCATCCAAAAAACGATGCTTGGGCCAGACTTTCCTTGGTACCTTCATCACAAGGTGCGTAAGGACATTAAGCTGGAAGGCCACAATGAGCTATACAACTTCCAGTTCATTCACAATTTCTACAGCAACTATGCCCCCTGCAGCCAGTTTGCTGAGATTTTAAACCCAATTCTTGAGGCAATTGATCCTGCGGCAATTATTAGGATTAAGGCAAATTTGACTGCCCCGACCCCAGAGATTATTGAGTACGGCATGCACACCGATTATGGCCTTGGCGGAACCACAAACCACTCTGGAAAGAGTGCTGTTTTCTACCTCAACAGCAATAACGGGTATACGGTTTTTGAGGACGGGACAAAGGTGGACTCAGTTGCCAATCGCCTTTTGGTTTTTGATCCGCACATGGTGCATACTGGATCTAGCTCTACGGACTCTAAAAACAGAGCCGTGATTAACTTTAACTACTTTGAGTGGGGCAAAAAGCCCTAGTCTTTGTAGAGCCACATATCTTTTTCATCAACCCATACCTTGTTTACTGGTATTGGCATGCCAAGCTCTATGGCTCTTTTGTAGGCCCTAAAGCCGGCTTTTTTGCCGTAAAAGGTCTCTATGTTTTGTAGACCATTTGTTATTAAATAAAACTCCGCATACGGAGACCATGCGGCATAAAGCCCTTTGTTGCCCCCTTGAAAATATATAACCTCCCAAATATCAACGTCTTCAATTCTAATTTGACGTTGATAATCCCAGTTTATTTTTGGTGGCACGATAGGCGTGTTTGAATCCATCCAATTTGGGTCAAACAACTCGTCGTTCCATGGATCTACGAAAATATTTTTAGTGGTTCTGAATTGAGGCATGCCTCAATCCTATAAGAGTTGATATCTTACGATAACGATTCCGCGATGTCCGTCTCCGCCAGCCCAGCTAATTGCTGTGCCGCCACCACCGCCGCCAGCACCGAAATAAGATCCAGCTACTCCATTGCTTCCAGCCCCGCCAGCGCCACCACCACCAGTTCCGCCAGCGCCGCCACTTCCTATACCACTCCTTGCACCGCCGCCCCCTCCGCCAGCGTATGTTTGGGATGACCCAGAAATTGATGACGTTGCCCCGTTTCCTCCGAAGTGGCTTGTGCCAGCACTTGTTCCGTTTGTATTGCTTCCCCCAGCTTGCGTTGCTCCGCCCCCGCCCCCGCCGCCATAGGCAGCCTGGCCACCAGTTCCGCCGCTTTCACCCTGTCCGGCAGTTCCGCTTCCTGGAGTTCCGTTGCCTGCAGCCCCGCCACCACCGGAACCACCAGAAAGACCATTGATATTACCTTGTGTTGAACCACCGCCCCCACCGCCGATTGATGTTATTGATGCAAACGTGCTATTTGATCCGCTTGCTCCGCGCGTGCCGTTATTGGCAGCGTTTACTGGTGCCCCAACGCCAAAGTTTCCAACTTCAACGGAATACGTTATTGGCGTTACTGAAAGAGATCCAGACCTGAACCCACCAGCCCCGCCGCCACCACCCGCTCCGCCGTCTCCTTGGTCTGTACCGCCACCACCACCCCCAGCAACAACAATGTATTCAACTGTTCCAGTGCCAGAGGAAATAAAAGAAAAACTTCCTGCGGTGCTAAAGGTGTGAATTCCGTATCCGCCAGCCTCGGTGTATGTTCCACCGGTAGATCCAAAAAGTCCACCACGTCTGCCAAACCTTCCCTGCGGACCGAATGATCCTCTTACGCTGCTAATAAATGGCATGTAAAACCTAGAAGTTTAGTGAAGATGCGCCATAAACAATCCACGTACCCGTGGATCTTTGCATTGTAAAACTGAATATATCAATCTTACCGGCAGAGGAGGTTGGTGTTGGCGCGTTGCCACCAGGCCATTTTATTGATTGACCTGCCCCGTCAATCTGAAATGTTGATGGAATGTATCCAGTCGCGCCTTGAGTAACAAACACATTAACAGTCATAATTCTATTATTTGTTGTTGGTACATTTGTTATATTAAATGTCATTGCGGCAGATGGAGAGGTGGCGATGTAAAAAATATTTCCGTCTGTCCACGACATTGTTCCAACGTTTGACGCCAGCGTAATCGGAACAACTGTTTCACTAATTTCTTGAGCGTTTATGGTTCCATTAAACGTTGCAGAGGCATTGAATGTTGACGCCCCGCTAAATGTTGCAGCGCCACCGACATTGAGCGTTGTTGGGGTAATTGTAGAGCTCCAACGAACCCCAGCAGACTCTAGGGAATCTGCAATCAAAATAGTTTCATTTGCCCCAACGCCAACCCTAGAAACAGTGTTGGCCGCTGTTGCGGCAAATATGTCTCCTTTTGTTGTTGCAAGAGTTGCTGGGCTTTGCGAAGAGGCAACCGAGGCAAGGTCATAGGCCAGTTTGACCGCTTGCGAGGTTGCGGCTTTTGTTGCGTCGTTTGAGTTGGTTGCGCTTGAAAGAAGAACAATCCCCTTGACGGCGTCTGTTGCGTCTGGCGGTAAGTCGCCTTTAAATGTAATCCATGTTGAGCTTGACGAGTCGTAAACGTATCCCTGGTCGCCGTTGTCCGACTCAATCCAGATGTCACCGTTTGATGGACTTGATGGCGCACTTGCCTGACGCGTTACCTTAGCCTTTGTTGCCGCAAGATCATATGCCGTTTTGACGCTTGATGGCGTTGCCGCGGCGCTAGTAGACGTGCTTGATGTTGAGTCAATAAGATCAACGTCAAGAACGTTTCCTGTTTTTGTTAGCGCGATACCTGCGGTAACTTGTCCAGCGCCAGAAAACTGTGTAAATGTCAGCGAGGTACTTCCGACAGTTATTGGGTCGTTTGTCGTCAGCACCCAAGCAGAATCAGCATTTATTGTTCCCTCTGCCACAAATGTGAAAAGACCGGAAGTGACTTCTGCGCTTGCATCGCAATCAGCCGCTCGAGACCACGCGCCTGCGGCCGCAACGTAAACTCCATTTTCTGATGCAATTGTTTGATCTTTAACAAGCACCCTATCGCCAGCGGTTAGCGTTACCCCGTCAACGGTATCCAAGCCAGAAAGATCTGAGTTTTCCGTCGTGGCGACACGAACACTTGCCTTCACGTCAAGGCCGTTTACAAGCGCATCAACGTATGACTTTGTTGTCAAGTGGCTTGCGCTGCTTGGGGTGCCGCTGGCGCTAATTAGGTTAACGGAAAAATTCCCGCTTGCATCGCGTTTAACAATTTTGCTCGCTGTGTTTGCATCAGTTGCTCCGCTAAGTTCCGTATAGCCGGCTGCAGAAAGAAGTCCTGGGTCTGCATTTGTTGCAAGGCTAACGTTTGTGGTGAATGGAAGCGAAGCCCACGCGTGGCTGCCGTCGCCAACCTTGATTCGGTCTAGCGTCGTATCGTAGCCAATTTCCCCATCAGCAAGGACTGGATTTGCAGACGTCCAGTTTGCCGTTGTATCTCGCCTAAGAATAATTTTGGTTGCCAAGAGTAACCTCGCTAGCTATGTGTTACCGCAGTATACAGAACGCAAGAGCAGATTTCAGCACTTTTCTGTTTATGCATTACCGCCGTCTGCTGTATCGTTAAATTGGGCATTTCCCTCCCCGCCAATGCCGCCATAGAGGATGAGCGTGTCTGAGAAGCTTGCTGCAGTGTCCGTTTGAACCCAGATATCTCCTACCGCATTTGCCGATGGTGCGGTAGGTTGGAAAAATACCGTTGATCCCCCGCCGCCACCTCCGCCACCACCGCCGGTTGCCCCAAGGTCAACCCAAGATGTTCCGTTGTAGGCGTAAACCTTGTTTTCGGCTGTGTTGTAGTACACGTCCCCAGAAACTGGAGACGACGGGGCGGTTGTATATTTTGGAAGCCTAAGTCTGTTTAAGATTTTTGGCACGGGTTACCTCCTCTCGGGAGTTTACCCGATGACCACAACTCGGTATTGGTTGTTTGTTGGCGCTGAAGCGAACGTCAAGTCAACCGTGTCCACGGTGCCATGGGCAATGTCTGGATAAACCTTTTCGTATGGACTTGCGTTTTCATATACTTCCACGGTAACATCTTTTGTGCCCATGCTGTGCGTAATGGTAATTGTCGTTGCAGAACCATCGCCGATACTTGCAGAATACTTTGTTGTAAAGCCAAGGGATGTTTTTGCTGCGGCTGCAGTTGCCCCGCCAGTACCGCCATTTGCAATCGCAAGCGTGCCGGTAACTGCGGATGCTGACGAGATGTCAATTGCGCCAAATGTTGGGTTTCCACCACCAGTTGGAACCCTTAGAACTTGATTCGCAGTGCCAGCAAGCGTAACTTGTACGCCAGAAGTTCCGTTTCCGATAAGAACGCCGCCAGAGGTAAGGTTTGTGTTTCCGGTACCACCGTTGGCGACTGAGAGTGTGCCAGAAACCTCCGTTGCAAGATCAACCGTTGTTGAGGTTGTTAGCGCATTCGTTCCGCCTGTTGACTTAACAAATCCTGCAGTAAACGTAGATGCGCCAGTACCACCACGGGCAACACCAAGCGTTCCGCTTGTAAGCTTATCCGTGCCATGGTTTGGAATATCATCGGCTACAAGCGCCCTAAATGTTGGGGCTGCCGCCGCACCGGTGGTTGGGCCAGCAAATACTACATTTGCGTTTGCTGTCGTGACTCCAGTACCGCCGTTTGCAGTTCCAAGCGTTCCGGTGACTGTTGCGGTATTAAGCTCAACAGAGCCATCGGCCATTTTGGCAGATGTAATTCCATTGTCTTTGACTCGCAAAACATCGGTGTTGATTTCAAGTGTTGTGTTGTCAACATTAACGCTGAAGGTGTTCCCTGCAAGTGTTAGGCCATCACCTCCAAGATATGTGCCAGCGCCAGAGAATTGCGTAAATACAATTGCATCTGTTCCTGGGGTGATCGTTCCATTGGTTGTGCATACCCAGCCAGTATCTGCCTGAGTGCTACCCATCTCAACAAAGAGGAATGTTCCTGGCTCAATCTCTCCGACGCCGTCGGAGTCTGCCGACCTTGTCCATGCCCCAGAGGCCGCATCGTATACGCCGTTTTCAATTGGGTCAGTTTGATTCTTGACAAGGACGCGCTCGCCAGCCTGAAGCGTGTGCCCGTCAATTGTAAGAAGGCCGCTCAACGAGGCTAGGTTTGCGGTTGTTGCTACGTGTACGCTATCGTGTATGTCAAGGCCCGTAACAACGCTATCAACGTATGCCTTTGTGGCGGCGTGATTTGCCTGGGTAATTGAACCGCTAAGCGTGACATTTCGCGCCTCAATATCTCGAGCGTCAAAGTCTCCGTCAGCGTCACGCTTGACAATTGTACTTACTGTATTTGAGGATGTTGCCCCGTCAACAAGCGAAAAGTGTGCTGCCGACATTGAGCCAGCAGATGCGGCAGATGCAGCGCTGATGCTGATTGTCGCAACGCCGTTAGCAACGCTAACGTTGATTGGCGCTGTCCCTGAAAGGCTGTCAATGTTTCCAACGGCCTCCCACGTGGTGCCGTTGTAGACCATAAGGCCAATTGGGCCGTCATTTGAGTCTGAGTTGTAATAGATCTGACCCGTGGACGGAGAGGCGGGCGGGGTTGCAAGGACCTGAACAACTGCGTTACGCAGCTCATTTTTATTAAGGTCTAGATAGCTTCTTAGGTCTAGATGCGTCAGGATCTTCACTGGTTTCTCCTCAGTTTAGGTAGGCGTAGCCCCCAAAGGCCGACGCAAATGTGACTGTAATCTGATTATCGGAGTTATACAACACCTCGCCAATCTGTACATTCCCCCCGCTGTCTACAATCGTGACCGAGGGCTTGCATCCTAGGTTGTGAACGATGGTCCAAGTGCTGGCTGGCGATGCTTGATTGTGGGTAAAAGTGCCGTGTGGAGAGCTTACGGTTCCAGTAACAACGGTTAGGTTTGCGTCTGCCTCAGTAACCGTGACGTTTCGGCTTACTTGGGTAACAGTAACTTGGCTCATCTTGTTACCTCTTGTTCAATGGTAAATTTGCCACTTAGCAGCTTTGTTACAACACCGCTTGGGCCTTGAATTTCTAGGTCATAAACATAGCCCCCAGCGCGTACGGCAGACAGCGATTCAGCGGGGATAGAAATTGTCACCGTTCCGGCTGCCCCCCCAAGGGTAAGGCCGTTTGAGTTTGCAAGCGAGAGTGATGGAATTGGAGATCCGGCATAGGTTCGCACTTGCATTCGCGCGGTAAATCCAGTCAGGTTCACCAAAGCCCCACTGTCGTCCTCATAGGTAACAACAGAGCCATAGTTTGACCCCTGTTCGGTCGCAATGTCGTAAGTGGAAAGTGCCATGTCAGGATTATAGCCTGACGTTCGTAATTGCTCTACACAAACAGGTTCTACGAAGGTTTTTAGTCCTCTGCGCTTAGCGGGGGCTCTTTTCTTGCTTTTTCCTTAAGCGGAAGGGGAGATACGGGTCTCAAGGCACATAAAGCATCCCAACACTTCAGCGACTTATCTTCCGGCCCGCCAGCAGCACATGCCCTGCACATATCTTCTATAACTTTTTTGTAAATTTCCAACTGCTCGGAGGCAAGTTGTTGATTGTCTTTATTGGCATCCGCGCCAAACGCAACCATCTTAATGTACTGGGTGTCTGTTCTTTCAGTTTTTGCCCTGCCGTAATATCTTTCTCTTGCCCAGCTGCTGCTTCTTCCAAGATATTCAAGCGTGACAAAAATCCTACGCGCCGAAACCCCATCCCTTTTTGCCCATTTGTCAATAGCAGCCCTAAAAAGAGTTGTTTCTGGATCGTACGGTTCGGTTCTTGTGCTTTCAAATCTGCCCATTCTTGAATCTTATCTCAATCTTTTGAGCCTTGCAAACGCAGGGCTGTAAGTTGCTGACAACAGCAGATAGTATGTTATAGTGGGTCTATGGCAAAAATTGGACGCATGACACAAGAGGAAAACGAGCGAATCAACAACAGCATTCAGTCGCTAATGGCCTCTGGGGCATCTGTTGATCAAATCGCCAAGACTGTTGGGCTTCAGCCAGACACTGTCAGGAAAAGAATTACAAAAATTAGAAAAAGCTGGGCTGAGGAAAAGCTTACTGGCGACGAGAGCAGAGATGAGTTGATTGCGCGCGCCAATAGAATTTCTATGCTTGCCTCTGCTGGATACAGCAGGGTCAAGGAAAAGTCTGCCAACGGCGAAGCGACTTTTTTGAAGCTTCAGCTTGATGTTTTAGACCGAATCGCTAAGCTTTCTGGTGTATATGTTCCAGACCGAATTGAGCTTAGCGGCAAAAATGGCGGTCCTATTCAAATTCAAAATGCCGAACATCCACTTGATAATATAAGCGCAAATGATCTTGCAAAAAGAATGAGAAACTGGGCTGAGGCGCTAGAGGAGGAGGCAGATGGAAAACCAGCAGTACCGGCAGTGGTTGAAGGAACAAGCGAAAACGTCTGACGCCGCTTTTGCGGAGTACGTCAGCAATCTTGTCTTTCCCAAGCACCTTCGTGAGATGGAGCGCTTCCTAGACAAGAATGAGCGCGCCCTTGTTCTTATGCCTCGAGGTCATGCCAAAACAACACAGTTGATTCACAGGGTTGCCCGTTTGATCGGTGTCAATCAGGGGAGAATCCGAGTTGGGATTCTTACCTCTGTGCTCTCTGATGCTTTGGCGCGATCTAGGGCAATCAAAGCCATCATTGAATCCCCATATTTCGCTGAGGTTTTTGAGTGGGCACGAGATGGGGTTGCTGGCCCAAAGTGGACAGACGAGGTCTGGACAATAAAAAACGCCAACCTTGGAAAAGACGCTACTTGTTTTGCTGACGGTCTTGGGTCCATCAAGCCTGGTGCCCGTCTTGACATTCTTATTGGCGACGACATGGTCGGCATGAAGGAAAACGCTACTGCTGTTCAGCGCCAAAAAGCTTCTGACACCTACTGGCAAGTTGTTGATCCCATGCTTGTTCCTGGTGCAAAGCGATGGTATATCGGCACGCGATGGCATGAGGATGACTTTTATGCTGGGCTTAAGGAGAAGGGGACCCCTGTCATGCTTCGTGCTGCAATTGAAGGGGAAAATCCTCTCTGGCCGCAAATGTACACAATTGCCGACCTTGAGCGAAAGCGCGAAGAGCTTGGCACGCCAATCTTTATGCTTCAGTTTCAGAATGACGTTCAGGCAATGGGTGGAAACATTTTTAGGACTGATAACTTTTTGCGTAAGGACGTTGCCCCAGATGGCGCCCGCAGGGTCGGCGTTGACTTGGCGTCATCGGCCTCTGAGCGAAGCGACTACACGTCTTGCGTTGAGGTAGTTGAGGATGCCGATCACAACCTTTATGTAATAGGCGCTTGGCGTGCAAGGCTTGCTGAAGGTCATAAAAAGTGGCTTACTGGCGTGGATAAAGACGGGTCTTTGTGCGAAGACGGAGGACCAAGGCTTATGTGGCCAGAGCACATGCTTCCAAACGGAGACAAGTCAAATCCAGGTTCACGCTACCTTGAGTCCGTAAACATAGAAGCGGTTCAGCACCAAAGCACATTTGTAAGAGAAATACTTGGCAGTACGCCGTTGCCGGCAAGGGCAGTCAGGCCAGACAAAGATAAGGTTACTCGAGCGCGAGCACTTGCTGCTCGATATGAAGCTGGCAAGGTGTTTCATGTCAAGGGCGCCCCAGGGATTGCGCAACTTGAGTCAGAGCTTGCTTCTTTCCCCAACGGCGAGCACGACGATCTCGTAGATGCGTTGGTATACGCAGCAGATCTAACGGGAAGCCAGTTTTACTTTACGGCCGCCAAGACGGGGAGTCGGTTCTAAGCCACCAATCTGGGGTTTGTCTTAGCCACAAAACATTGCATCGCTTTGTACACCGCCCGTCAATAATTGGCATATTGCTGCTTTCATTGAAAATTGTTTGTGCTGCTTGAAGGGTTGTTTTCCCGTCTCGTGATGCAATGTACGCAATAGACGCAGCCACAAGCGGAGAAGCGGCACTGGTTCCGCTAGCCTGTCGTGCCTCTCCATCTTTCCATCTGCCGTCTACGTTACTGCCTGGCGCCCATATGTCCACACAGGTTCCCCAGTTTGAGAAAAGCGAGCGCAGGCCAGCGGCATTAAAAGATCCGACCGTGATGGCGTTTTCTGCGCTTGCTGGGCTTGTCTTACAGGCAAGACCACCATCGTTGCCTGCGGCAACAACAACCGGCATAAGTTCAGCGAGTTCATTTGTTGCGTTATTCAAGCTGCTGTTTAATGGTCCGCCCAAACTCATGTTTAAAATTGAGTTATCGTAGTCCGCATTTTCTTTTACCCATGTAATCGCCGCAATTACTTCTTGAACCGTACCCTCACCATTGCAGTCTAGCGCCTTGATGCGAACAACATTTGCTTCTGGCGAAATCCCAAATTCTTGATCGTTAATGAGCGACGAGACAAAAGTGGCGTGGCCATTACAGTCTGCAGACTGACTGCCAGTGTCAATAACATAAATTGTAACCCCAGCACCCATATTTGCATTGGCGGGTGTGCTGCCGTCCAAGATATTAAACGGTTGATTAATGCGGTCTTGAGCCCAATTATTGCCAAAATATTCTGACCACGAGGTCCTGACGCGATACATCTTTTTCTTTTTTGCTGCGCTGGCGTTTTCTGCTGTGCCAAAAAATGCCAAAACAAATGAAAGAATAAAAACAACGGTTTTCATACTGGCTGGAATATTCTCTTCTTCCTGCAGGGAGTGCAGTATCCTTGGCGAATATTGTCTGCAAGCGTTTTTTCCATTTGCGCGGCCCACTCTGCTGAAACGTTTGTGTAGCACGATGCGCAGCGCCAGTCTCCAGCGGCTCCCCTAAGTTTTACAAGGCGATACATTGTAGCCTCGCCGTTGCCATCCTTGACAATCCGAGATTCAATCTTTTCACCGGATCGCTTTATCTCTTCAAGCTTTTGCTTCCACAATGGGTCAATTTCGGCTAGCCGAGAATCGCGCACCCAACTGTTTGCACTTCGCTTAAGGAAATCAAGCAAGCCGTATTTCACTGTTTCCCCTTTAGTTCTTTTGAAATTTTAGTAACTGGGTCAGGGTTGATTGGCTGGGTAAACTTTTTTTCCGCTTCAGCGTCTCTTTGATCTTGTTCGTAGTCTTCAATAATTTCCAGAGCTCTTTTCATTCCGGCGATATAAGCAAACCTAACAATCACGTCAAGTTTTCCGTTTGCAGTATCCCCAATGCCAACAAGCGCCTTTGGCAAAGGACCGTCAAGTGCGGCGTCAATGATCAGTTTTATCTTTTCGGAAGAACTCATGCTTGATTCACCTTATAGTTGATCCAGACTAGGGCGCTGCCAACAATCTCGTCAACGCTAGCCGCCTCCATCTCAAACTCAATTGGGAGGCCCTGATGCTCGCCAGTAATTTCAAGGAACCATGTCTTTGTGCCGCGCTCTGGCGGCTCAACAACAACCTGCGCGGATTTGCCAAATGAAGACGACGCCAAGTGGTTAAGCGAATCTTGTGCCTCTCGTGCCATTACCGCATTACTTTGCCTAAACGGAACTCGGTGGCTGGCTATAAGCGAAGCCCCTAGCCAGATCTGTTCGGCTTGCCTCAAGGCTTTTGTTGGCTGATCAGTTCGCTCGCGCTGGTCATCAGTAAAAGCCATTGCTGCATCAGCTGGGTTGCCTCGTCCACGCTTGACGCTATTCCGCTGACGGCGACGCGTTGATTTTTCTCGTCCCATAAGGCCCACCTCCATTCTTTCTCTGCTGTGTGTTCTATTTTCCAGACTGTGAATCTGTCTTTGTCCATCGTTGTAGCCCTATGGCCTCCCATGCTCTAATGATGCCATCTCTTAGGCCGCGGTGGTAGGCATCATCTGCCTCTTTGGCGGACGCCCATCCTACCTCTTTTGACATCCGTGCGTGCGTGTCTCTCATTGCCTGAATGTAGCCTTCCTTGTGGGCTGCGCGAATTGCCTGAAGAAGCTGGTCATTTGGCATTCTTCTTAACGTCCTCTCGCATTGGTGCGCCCCACACGCCACGCTTAAGCGCTACTGCAATTAGTGCGTAATTTGCAATGTCAAGCAAGGTATCAGACAAAGACTCGTCAGTCTGGATATCAAGTGGATCAAGGATTACCTGACCGTCTACGACCTTGCCCTGCAAAAACTTCTTTGCTCGAGCAATCTTGTCATTCCCGATTCTGCTAATTACGCCGTGCAGCCCAAGTTGCTCAATGTTTGAGTTTCCATACCTGCGCTGTTTGTCGCACAAAAGTTGAAACGCTTCGTCGTAAATTTCTTTGAACGTATCTTCAAACGTCTTTGCTGAGCTACTTGGCACTTGTTCCTCCTTGTGGCCACCTGCCTGGGTTTTCATCGTGCCACCTTTTGGCGTCTCTTGCTTCATCTGAAAAGTAAATTCCGCTTTTAGCAAGATCCTGAAACTCGGGCACATCCCCGGCAACGTCATACACCTGCACGGCAAGGGTAAGAAACTCTTGGGCGTTAGACCAGTTTGTTAGCTCGGCCACGCGAAGTTTTTTCTGATGCGTGACGTGGGCCACAATCTCAGACCTGCACTCTTTGAGGTTTTCTTTGACCTCGTCAATTCCATAAAGCCGTATTACTTCTTCCATACAGCCCCCCTTTCTTAGGCAAGCCTATATGGCGAGTCTCATCTTGTCAACAGCGCTCTGCGAATTCCTTCCTCAAGCGTGATTCTCGGCATCCACACCCTGAAGCAGTTCACGGGGTCCGCCACCCTCCAGAACACGCCAGTTGGCTTGTCTGGATGAGTTTTTATTTCTGGCCGATAGTTTACTTCTTTAGCAACCATAACGGCTAAGTCAAGGAACGAAGTTGGGCGTCCGGTGCCGATGTTGAGCGGCTCTCGGCAATCTTGATCAATTGCTGCCTGAACAGTCGCCACAATGTCGTCAATGTGAACGAAGTCGCGGGTTTGCATTCCATCGCCCCAAACGTCAAACGGATCTGCCTTGCGCCTGCCCCGATCTATGAACGACGGGAACGGGTAGTCCAGCGCCTGGTCTTCTCCGTAGCCCGAGAACGGTCGGAAGATGTGGGTTCTGACACCCTCTGCCTCCGCAAATTGAGCAAGATACTCGCCAGTAAGTTTTGACCAGCCGTAGGTGAAGTCTGGGCTTCGGATGTCTCCGAGGTTAATCATGTGTTCTGCCAGAGAGACATGGTTCTCTCGTGTTTGCAGCTCAATCGGGTATGCGGCTGATGACGAGAAGTAAACAACTCGCTTCTGCTTGGTGCGGATCGCCCACTGCCACATTTCTGCGTCAATTGACAAATCAACCGCAACAGAGAGCGGATCTCCCTCAATCTTTGCCCTGCCACCAACAACAGCGGCAAGGTGTATCACCAAGTCATATTGAACGTCGTCTTTTCTAAAGAAGTCCCTTGCGTCTTTGGGGTTGTCAGATGCGATATCAATCCCGTGAACATCCCAGCCCTTTTCTCTGAAGTGTCTTGTAAAGTGCCGGCCAACAAACCCTTTGTGGCCAGTGATTAGTACAATCACTTTCTTAGCACCAGACTCACGTCCGTCTCCATTTGCGTGTTTTTGTAGTCCTCGTAAGCAATACGATCTTTTTCGTACACGTGTGGCGCATTGACCTCTTGGTACTGCAGATCGTTCACTGCCTTTCCAGCAAGATAGTGGAGGTGCTCAATAACAACATCTGGGCGGTATGTGATGTTGCCAATCTTCTTCCCAAAATCCAACCAGAAATTATCCATATACATGTGCACTAAAACTGGCGGGACCATGTAGCCAATCTTTTGAACAATCTCAGCGGACATTGTGACCGCAGTTGGAAGGTTTGCACCCTGAAGAAGGTCGTCCCCGTATGCCACGCCTGGGCGCTCCCCGATTGCGTCGCAAAGAATTGTGTCCCATCCTCTGGTTCGTGGTCGGTGGTCATCGCCCATAAACGACAAGAATTTATACTTATCTGCGTTTTCTGTTGCAATAAGGTTTAACGTTCCGCCCATACGAAGCCTTGGGTTGATGGCTGCGTGTCGTAACACCTCTGGCGAATAGCTGCTGTTATCGTCTTCGTCCAAACCAAAAATGATGTCTGCATCTTGGGCGGTTTCGTTGAATGCGGCCAAAAGCTCTTTGCATGCCGCTGGCCTTTTTCTGCTCGGGACAATAAGGAGAAGTCTCTTGCTCATTTGATTCCTACCTTCTTTCTGAGGAGCCAACTGACTTCACCATCAGAGAGGCGGGTAAACTCCTCAAGCCCCTCTCCAATGGTCACCGCATAAGGGGTGCTGTCGTCTGGGGCGCGTTGATCAAGGGAGATAAGCACTGGGAATTGCTGGGCATACAAATGGTAAATAGCCCATACTTTTTCTGTTGGCGCTCCCTCTCGGTTTTCCATGCGCCCAGTATACATGATCGTGTATACTCAACTAGCTGCCGGGTCTTTCCATCCTTTCACCCGGCAGCAACCTCTCTGGCTCATAGGACCACGAGTCCTCATCGCCAAGTTTCCACCTTCCGGCCTCTGCCGAAAACTCTTTTGTGCTGACTTTGAAGTCTGGGAGTTTTGGCTCCTTGAACACAAGTGCTTCATCCTCCCAAAGCACGCGGTTGTTCGGCTGGGCAGCAAACTGCCCGTTGTCCAAGCGGATGAAGTTGTACGACTTGTGCTCTGCTGGCAGCCGTGCCCAGTTGGCATCTATCTCGTTGGGGTCTGAATAAACCATATCCACTGTGAATAAATAGTGCCCGTAGTGCCATCTGCCGTCCTGCGTGCGGAACTTGCAGCGCATGTTCTTTAGAACCGCCTTCTCAATCACTGAGATCTGAGGGGAATTGGCGTCCCAAAGCTGCAGATCTCCAAGCGCAAGATCTGGCGTCGGCGCAGACGGCTTCCAGACATACGCGCTGATCGGGAGCTTGTCGTAAAGAGCACCGTACTCTGGTAGAAACGCCTCAATGTAGAGCGCTCGGTGCCTGATTGCCTTGACGGTCACCCAGTAGGCTGGCGTGAACTCTCCGTGCCCGTCCTTCAGGTCGCGTAGGTACTCTTTCCTGACGTAGCAGGAAATTGGCGGAATGTTTGCAATGGAGTAGGACACTAGGAGCCAGCTGCTTCTGGGTCTTGTTCTGGATTGTTGTAAATCCTTACCTCTTGAGCAACATCGCTGATTGCCTGAGCAAGGTCTTCATGTCTGCGATAAGAAATTGTTCGCCACTTATCGCTCTCTGGTATTACACCAAAAAGGTCTGGCTCTGGCCACTCCTCTGGCGGAAGGTCTCGGACAATGGCGACGCCCCAGTGCCCGTATTTGCTTCTCTCTATGAGCCAGACTCTCTGGTCTGGTGCCATTGCTTCGTTAAGCTCAGCAAACGCTTGGTCTATGGTTTTGGACATTTATGCCTCCTAATAGTAATCTGAGCACGATGCGAAGTATCCGCATTCGCATACAAGTTTACACTTTCTGTCGTCCATCTGTGCCCCGCAGTTTAGGCACGTGCGGACAATCTCTTCTGGGTCGGCTTCTGGCACCAGAGGTGTTGTGTTTTTTTCCATTGACTTTTCTTTATTTTCCATTATTCTCCCGCTATGGGTGTAAAGAGCAGACGAGCCTACCGCGACCTCCCGCCGACATGGGAGAGTGAAGAGCCGACCCGCGAGAACATTCGCGTGAAGTGGGTGCGGACTGATTGGTATTGGGGTCCAGAGTGCCCATTTGACCCGTCTCACGGCTGCCTTGTTGATATCCAGGGGCAAGACAACTGGTTCTGCCGGCACCAGTCACATGATAATGACGGAAGACCTTCTGTGTTCTCAGACGACGACCTACGAGAGGCCGCGTGGCAGGCATACCTTGCTAGTCGCGGAGATGCTTCAGCCAGTTAAGGAACGTTAGAAACGTCGCAATTCCAATACCAAGGCTAACCAAGATTCCAAGCCCGACGATAACCGCCCAGCCGATGATGTTCTGCATAATCCTCACTTGCTATAAAGCGGAATCTTCCACAGCGACTGGTCAAAGCCAATCCTGGTAAACGCCCCTTTCGTTTCTTTCATGATTGCGACTCGAGAGTCTTCTGTCCAGTCGCCACACAGCAGTCCATTAAGCTTGATTTTTTGCGACCATGTCCAGATGCTTTTGATGATTTTTGACTGTGGCGCGGAGTGGATAAATACCCCAGCGATTGAGTCGTCTCCATACCGTTCTGAAAGCGACTCTTCGCCTATCTCTTGCTCATAGAAGATATCAGTAAAGCCCATGAGGTCTAGTGTGTCCATGCTGTCGTAGAAGTGTCCGGCTGACGGCTCGCTTCCTAGGCTCACAAACACCCCGCCACGAATCTCTCTTACTGCGCTTGCCAGCAAGATCGTTTCTTCGCCAGTCCGACGGCCAACCTCAACAAAGACGGACTTTGGCGGAAGCTGGCTAACCAATGCGTAAAGCGCGTCGGCTCCGTGTTGGGTAAGCATCAGATGCCAAACACGCTCGCTAGCCCGTAAATCGCCAGCACAAGGAATAAGCTTGTGGCAAACCTTAGGAATGCCTCTGTCTGCCATGTTGAAACGCTCTGGGTTGGGGCAATCACCTTCTTAGATGCTGTACGCCTAGACTGCTGTGACATTTATTTTCATCTCCCTTAAATCTTTTCTCATTTTTGTGTGGTTGTCCTGCATGCAGGAAAAACCATTGTCTTGGGCCCCGGCGCACTCGCACGGGCAAACCGCTGCCGCCCATGCCCACATAACGATCCTGAGTTTACCATTTTTCGCTAGGTTATAGGCGTGCTCAAGCGACATACTTGATATCTCCCCTCTCTCCCTCTCGTCTTCAAGTAGTCCAAGCATTATGGTTGTATCACCACGTTTGTTCCTGGGTTGATTGTCCCGTCGCTTGGGATGATTATCGCTCCGCAGATTGGGCCCAAATTGCAATCTGGTGCCCTCATCATTTCTAACAGTTGCCTTGAAGCAACAGGGTCAAAGATAAAGTTTCCAAGGGCAACCCCGCCACCAATGACTGTGTACGCAGCTGGCCCGTTGTATGCCCCGCCTTCATTCACGACTGGCACTGGATTGTTTTGGTTTTTAGGTAGTTGAATCTCCCTCGCAGGAATGTCGCTCCTTGGCTGGTCTCCTATTAGCCAACCAATGTTCGCTGGTTCTGGGGTCGGTGTTGGGGTTGGGGTTGGGGTTGGTTCGGCGCTTGCGTCGGGCGTTGGGCTTTCGCTTGTCTCTGGCTGTTGTGTGGACGGAGCGTCTTGGTCGTCTACCCCTAAAGACTCACTAGGCAACGGTGATGCTTCTGGTTCACTTGTGCCATTTGTTGTTGACTCGGGGGTCGGTTCAAGAGTCGGGTCTAGGGTTGGTTCTGGGGTTGGTTCTGGGGTGTAGAAGCTGTTGAACTCGCTTAAATCAAACTCTTGGATGCCTTCAGCGGCCTTTGCGATAAACGGAAATAGGATGACCGTTGAGAGAATCGCCGTGGCGATAGCACTGGCGTACGTCCGTTTGGTCACGACCTGATCATCCCGACAACGAACGAGAAGATGGTCACGAGCATAAAGCAAAGACCAGCCACTCCAAACCAGTACCACGTATCAATCTTGCGTCCCTGCTTATTCATTGGCCCCCTCACAACTTCAACTGTATCGCACTTCCAGCACATATCAACCCTTGAGGTGGTTGATGGCCATGAAGCCGACGGTAATGCCAACAACGCCAAGCACGCCTTGGATATTTGGTGGCGCAGGTACATACGCGCCTACGGCGGAGAAGAGTCCGCCAACTAGGATCCCAGTTACTAGGGGAATGATGTAGTCCACTATGACTCCCTTTCTAAACGCCAACGAGCCTCAGGCTAGGCCCGAAGACTCGCGAAGCGAGGCTGAGCCGTGAGGTGAGGGTCGTGGTGCCGTGAGGCAGGCGCCAAAAGCACCCCGCCCTCTCCTCCGGTATCGCTCCCTACTACTTGCCTCGAGACTTGCCACCCTTGGCAATCGTCTTTCGTGCAACAGGCTTTGCCTTCACCGCAGCCTTCTTAAGCTTCGGTGTGGCGACGGCTTTCTTTGCTACCGAGCCCTTCTTGCCCTTCACGATTTTGTCTAGGAAACCCACGATGCATTCTCCTTCGCTGTCCAATCTCAGCAAGTGCTGAGGTAGGCATTATACGCTGCTGGAAGTTGCGTGTCTAGATCTGATTATTGGCTGGTGGTGGTGAGGGTGGGCTGAGCACGAAGGTGGTTGATGTATGCCTGCAATGTGAGCAGTGGGGAAGTAGCGGATGGCAGGTGCCGAAAACACTGCGGAACGGGCGCCGATCATGCCATTTTTCTCAAACCCCCCACTTCACGGGACTTCCGCCACAATTCGTGCTCAAGTGTCAATGCCAGGCAGCGATTTTCCCTAGGGTTTACCTCCTCTTTACACGCAGAACCTTACATCATTGCTAATGGTGTGTTAAGAAATCACAATACTCGTGCATGTGTGGTATCCAACGCTGTCATGCCGAGCTCTCGCACTCCGACATGGCGAGATAAGGGTACGGCGTGCCACCAGTTGGACGTGGCTCGTATGTGTGGTGATCCTCCCCACCTGCATGCTGGTCGTACCCGGACTAAGGGGAGAGGTATGGAGGAACAGGTATGGCAGGCAAAACAGCAGTCAAGAAAGAGAAAGCGAAGCCAGTCCTCACCCGGCGCGTCTGCGCCAAGTGTGGTGACCGGATGATGTCAGACAAGGTATCTACAGTGCTGGCCTTGTCCTTTGAGGGAGCGAAGCGCTCGAGCAACTTCTTCCACCGCCATAAGGGGTGTGAGTAGGGTGATGCTTGCCATCCTCTGCATCATCTTTCTGGTGTTGTGCGCGGCGCTTTTTGAGGACAGAGATCGCAGGTAGGGGTTATGCCCCGGGGTTATCCCACTGCAGCTTTTTGCGATTTTTCTTTGAGCGCTCTTTGCTCTCTAGCCCAGTGAAGATATCGCCGATGCAACGCTTGCACACCAGGAAGAGCGGTCGGTACTCATCCTCTTGCTCATAGACTGGCCCAAGGTCGTTGCAGAAGTTGCACACCCCAAGCTTCTTTCTTGGACCGTCTTCCAACGTTGGCATCTGATCTCCCTTGCCAGGTCCGTCACCCGTCACCCGTCGTCCGTCGCCGCTCCACATCCCCCCCCACGAAGGAATCCGCATCCTAGCACATCGTTTTGCCGTCTGCAACCCAGTTATTCCTGCTGAGTTTTAACACGACGATGCACGCGCGCCGTTTATGTCAAGTAGAACACAGGAATATATTAGGTCCTGAACCCAGAAACCCAGAGTCCAGAGCCGACTCCCCCATCCCCCCCCTCCTTAAGGTTCCCCCCCCTTCCCCCATTTTGGCTTGACAACCGTGCTCGAGCGTGCAGCAGAGTTATGCTTTGTGGCATTTGTTAAGAAATCTTATGCAGTTATTTAGAAAACTTAATCAAACATGACAGTGAGTTATGTAAGGCAGTTATTGGATGCGCTTATAAGAAATACTCCCCGGGGGTATGTGCGACAGTTATGCCGTGGGGTTATTCTTCGCGCATTTTGTTGTGGGTTGACGCGCCTATGAACAACCGCTAGACTTTACAAATGCGCAAGCTGTTTATAGCTGGCGTGCTAGGGGTAGTTATTGCCTGTGGCATTCCGGCGAAACCAATCGGGCCACCCGTGTGGCGGGACGACTATGTCCATGAGCCTGGGTGGGCTGGTTCAGTTATTCCAAAACCACTTATTGGTTTAGCCACGTGGTACGACGCAACCAAGAACAATGCGTGGTACACCCAGCCAAACAAATGGGGCAAAGCGGTCAAGCTCTACGCCGCAGCTGGGCCGGCGCTTCGCCGAGTTATTGGGCACCGATATATGAGAAAGCCCAAGGCAATCTGGGTAGAGTCCAAGAAGACTGGAGTTAGGGTCCGCGTATTTGTCGTTGACTGGTGTGGCTGCTGGGGACGCAAGAACGACCCACTCGATACCCGCCTGATAGACCTTGCCCCTGCCGTCTGGGAGAAGCTCGGCGTCCCCCTTGGTCAGGGCGTCATGAAGGTGGAGATTACCCTGACCCCTTGACGCTTTCCGCCAGTCGTCCTAGACTAGGCGTCCCCGTAAGGGGAGAAAGGTGGAGGAAATGGGAGACGGATTAGAGTTCGCGCTTATTGCCGACAATGTTCGGCGAGCCAGGGGGAAGCGCCTGAACAAGAAGGCACAGCGTCTGTATAAGCACATGGCTCGTACTGACGGCGCGGTTCGTGAGGGGGTCCCGACATCCTCGGGCTATGAGGCAATCCCAGAGACCGCTGGTCGCAAGGCGAGGAAGGCATTCACCTTCTTTGGCTTCTGGGACCTCTTCTCTTGACACATTCACAGGATGGTAGTAGGATTGCGATAGTCCGCTTGGACGAGTAAAGGAAAGGAGGAGGACATGCCAAACTGGTGTGTAAATCAGGTAGACATTCAGGGCGATGAGGCAGAGGTCGCCAAGTTGGTTGCATTCGTCAAGAGCGACGACTCGGCATTCACCTTTGAGAACATCGTGCCGCCACCGGCGACACCGATGTATTCATCGGACTGCACGCACAACAAGTATGTGTGTGGGTGTGAGTCGGTTGCTCAACCAGACCCAGAGAACGAAGGTCGGTACATCTGGGTCATTGACGGCAAGAAAGTGGAATACAGCGGCAAGTGCCCGACCCACAATGAGCATTCGTTTAGCAACCACCCAGACAATTGGTACAACTGGAACATTGCAAACTGGGGTACGAAGTGGTCTGCGAGTGAGGTGTGGCACGACCGCACTGACGATGACGGAAATGTCGCGGGTCAGACCAACTATGGGTTTGACACGGCGTGGTCGCCAGCCGAGCCTGTGGTTGCCGCACTCGCGGAGAAGTTCCCGACACTTCGCATCATCCACCGATACTGCGAAGGCGGTATGGGATACGCGGGTGAGGTCGTATACATCAACGGCGAGGAAAGTCGTCGTGAGGAGTACGACTCTGGCACAGCAGTAGACGGAGCGTTCACTGACGAATGGGAGCGGGACTACGACAAGGTTCCGATGAGTTCGTTTGAGCGGTTCTGCGAAGAGCACTTCGGCGGAGTCGTCGGAGGCTAATAGATTCGGGGGAGGTGTTCGGGACAGCGCCTCCCCCACAAACCAAGAAAGGGAGTTAGGAATGGGAAGCACAATCGGTAAGGACACGGAAATCATCAACCTCTACCAAGGTGGGGCGACGATGCAGGAGATTGGAGACAAGTTTGGCGTAAGCCGACAGATGGTCTGCCAAATTCTTCAGAAGCACAACATCAAGGGCGATAAGACGCGACGTGGGCGAAGGCCAATCGCGGCTGAGGTTATTGATGGATACGTAGCAGAAGCTGTACGGACCGGAAGCAAGCAGGCAGCGGCAGAGAAGTTCGGGGTTAGCGTTGATGCAATTACCCGGGCACTTCGCAAGCGCGGTGTAAGCATGCGAAAAGACAAGTACACCACTGAGGCGGTTAGGAGCGATATCACAAGCAGGTACCTCAAAGGAGAGCGCCTGCGGGTTATCGCCGAGAGTTATGGTACTCGAGCACAGCACATCAACACGCTGCTGCGTAAGTGGGGCGTGCAGCCACAGGGATGGCACCGCGGCGGAACGATCAAGGGGTCACTCAAGATCCATCAGGGTTAGCCATCGCGAGCTTATGCAAAACATCCATGCCCACCAAATGGTGGGCATGATGGTTTCTGGCGCATAGGGGGGTTGACGCATACGCGCGAACTGCTACTATGGTCGTGCCACAAGAAAGGAGATTGAGATGGACTTGGTCGCGTGGTACTGCCTATACCTTGTGATTATGGTCATAGGGCTATGGCAATGGAGAGGATAGAAAGGAGGGTGTATGAACGGATTGGTAGATCACGACGCGCTCGTCAAGGAGCGTGCGAAGTTGCTCCCAGAGGATCGGGAGTTCCATTACATCTCAAGCGAGATGATTGAGCCGCTCATTGGCGGTGTGATTCTTGGCGGTCGCGTGGAGGAGGCGGATGGGCTTGTCCCATTCCCAGTCCTGCGCGTGATGGTCAAGGGTCAGGTCTATGCGGTCATCGTGTCTATGGACGATGAGCAGAACGGCGGTGGTCGTCTGATCATTGAGAAAGAGGAGGTGTCTAAATGAGCAAACGATACTATCGGTTTGCGGTCAAGTTTGAGGTTGAGCGCGATGTGCTTATCGTCGCGGACAGCCTCCCCGATGCGATGGAGAGGATTAGCGATGTAAGCCCAGAGCGCATTCTCGGTGAGATTGACTCTGACGACATTGTATTCCCTACGCGCATCAACGACCAGACACAGGTGTATCCAGAGCACGACTTCCTCTATCGCTCCAATGCGGAGGGCGATGAGTTGGATGAGGAACAGTTGGATGAAAACGATTATGTATGAAAGGAGGGTGTAATGCTAAATCAACTAGGGTATCGCGCATTTGAGGTTGCGATCACTCGTTCCCCGCTATGGGAAAACGAGCGAGTGGTTATTGCTAACAACGATGCGCTCAAGGAGTACGCAAAGGGATACTACGAGGGGCTAGATCGGGAGATGGTTTTAGCGTTTGTGCTAGACGACATCAACCAGTTGCTCGGCGTGTATGAGGTGTCGCGTGGTGGAAACTCGGAAGCGGAGATTGACCCGCAGAATGTTTTCCGCCCCGCAATCCTGCTGAACGGCAGCAAGATTATTCTCACGCACAATCATCCGACAGGCGACCTTCGTCCGTCGGAAGGCGACATCAGGTCGGCGAAAGCGATGTTTATGCTTGCCTCGCTTATTGACTTGGAGATGGCAGACAATCTGGTATTTAATGCGGACACTGGCGAGCATCGCTCGGTTCACGCGGAGCCAGAGTTCCGTCGTTGGTTGAGCAGCGATCTGCTTCGCATCGCAACGCTTATGTCTGGTGAGGATCTCACCGACGAGCAGCGCGAGGCGGCAGACAAGGTTCAGGAGGCGGTAAGGGAGCGAGATGCTCAAGCGGTCGGTTAGATCGCGCAAGGTTATGGCTGCGGAGGTTATGCGTAGGGCGCTTACCTCCGCAGTTAGGCTTAACGCGAAAACTCGAGATCAGTTAGCCATCGCAGTGAATGCAGCGTATGCATGCGGGCAATCGGCATCATTGCTGATGGACCGAGATTATGAGCTTCGGAACACGCAGATTACCCTGCTCTCGGCACTTGACGCTCTCAAACAAAGTGCTAATCTTGACCAGTCTGGGAGTGCCCAGAAGTCAGTGAAAGGAGGAGGAGATGGCAGCAAATTGGGACAAGGTGGAAGTCGCAGTTCAAATGGCGAAGGGCATCGCCTTTGATACCTGCCACAAGATTTATGTCTTGATGGACGACGCACAGATGGCACAGATGGAGGAGTACGGCTACGACCCGCTCATTCCATCATCGTCAATGAGTCCAGACCAGATGCTTACCACGATTCAGAAGTGGTACGGCAACTCGTGTATGTTGCGGTTCGTTTCGGCGGTTCGCACCGTTGATGGCGACCCGAACGAGGGTTTCATTGACCTCATTCCGCAGTGTGCGGAGTGGGACGAGAACGAAGCGAGTTATTAGCGATTAGGTGGCGTGGGCTTATGCCCTCGCCACTTATCGGTTAGGAGGTTATGGATTATGCGCAAAGTAAAAGCTAGTACGGCTGATGCCCCGGTGTGTCCGAACAACAGCCGGCATGGGCTGCGGCCAGATGCTCGAGGTGGTCATGTATGCGACGAATGTACCCAGGAATTCGCAGGAACTAGGACCCGAGCTGCTACAAGGTGGGCATTCGCTCGGGTGGTACTTGACGCAGAAACAGATAGCGAGTAAAGTCATAGATGCGGGGGGCTTCCCCGTTAGAGTGTGAAAGGGGGATGTATGGGTCAGTATCACGGCATCTTCAATCTAGACAAGCGGGAGATGGTGTTCCCGCACGAACTCGGCTACGGCGCGAAGCAGTGGGAACACACAGGCTTCGCAGGCTCGCTCTCCGATGTTCTCTACGCTCTGTGCGCTTACAAGGGCGCACGCGGCGGTGGCGACTTCGGTGATGATGACGGCGTGTTCAAGGGGCGTTGGCATGGCGACCGCGTCGCGGTGGTTGGCGATTACGCCGAGGTTCGCGACTTGCCAGAGGCATGGCACGCAGCGTTCATTGACCACGAGTTCAATGGCGAAACGCACAAGGTCTTCAACATGGTGAACCAGTACGGAGAGGACGAAGGCACGCCGTTCTTCACCGACATTGGCGGCGAGATTCGCCCCTATGTCGCGAAACTCTGGCAGAAGGAGCAGTCATTGCTGCTCTCGCTCAGAGAGAAGTACGACGACGGCGCGCACATTGCGCCAGAGGTACTAGCCGCTAACACGCGCTAGACAAAACTGGGAACCCTCGCTACCCTTCGGGGTGGCGGGGGAATCCCGCGAGAGTGTGAGAGGAGGATGTATGGCTTGGATTCCAGTTCACGAGGAGCAGCCTCGCGCAGACCTTTCGGTTGAGGCGTGGCTCAATGAGGAGCAGAAGAACCTCATCTTCGTTCGCGGAGATAGGGGGCTTCGGTACAGCGTCTATTCCTGTATGGAGGATGCGGTAGATGGCAACACAGACTTCGCGCTTGCGGAGGTCTGCTATGGGTGGTACACGCTGCTCTGGGAGAAGCGAGGCAAAGAGGCGCACAGCGATTTCCTCTCCGACTGCGACACGCGCAGCGCGGAAGGACACGGCGTACCCTTTGCGTGCCACGATAACCCAGGCGAGTGCGAGGATGCGTTCCACGCAGCGCAAGTGGTTCTCGGCAACGAGGATTGCGAAGGCTGCGAGATTTGTAAGGAGGAGGGAGTATGAAGTACGCAGTTAGATTAGAGTTCATCGGGCATAAGTGGGTAAATGTTGAAGCGGACAGCCCAGAAGAAGCTCACAAGAAGGGACTCGAGATAGGGGTCAACCTTGACCCGGGCGAGTTCAGGGACGATACCGAGGTATCCGTCTATGACTCGGTGGAGGATGAGGAATGACGGAGCTTATGTATTTCCTGTATGGCGTTATGGCGGTTATGGTTTTCGCACTTACGCGTTCCCGATAGTGTATAGTTAGGTCGTCGCGGGTTAGACCGCGCGTGTTATCTACGGGTCAGTGCGGGGGCTCATCCTCCCTCTCGCCGACCCCTTTGCCCCCAGATTGGTGCGCACTCGCCAGTCTGGGGGATTTCCTTTTGGGGGCTTGACGCATACTGAATAGGTGGTAAAGTCAATGGGCAGGGGGCTTCCCTGTGTAGTAGGAGAGGAGGATGTATGGGCTACTATGTGAGCGGCAACGGCGAGTTGCGCATCAAGAAGGAGAACCTTGCTGCGGCGTATGACGCGCTGATGGCACTCCAAGACGCACCAAACAAGGCGAAGCGCGGCGGCTCGTCTGGTGGTGCTGAGGCTCCACGATTCTGGTATTCGTGGATGCCAGAGGATTTGCGCACACTCCCAGACACGAAGGCGGTGTTTGCAGAGTTGGGCTTTGAGGTTCGTGATGACGAAAACGGCGATTTGCTGATTTCGTGCTACGACAACAAGACAGGTCAAGAGGATGTGTTCTTTGCCGCCGCTGCTCCGTTCATTGAGGACGATGAGTACGAGTGGACAGGCGAGGACGGCGACTTTTGGAAGTGGGAGTTCAGGGATGGCAAGATGTATCTGCTCTCAGGGCAGCGCATTTACACACACGCCGCTCCGATTGAGGTTGCTGACCTCCACGCGCAACAGGTTGCGCAGTTGGAGCGCATTGAGGCGATTTTCGCCAAGAAGTAGTTAGAGGTTAGGGGTTAGGCACTTACGCCTAACCCCTAACGCTTATGAGAGGAGGCGTTATGTATGTACATAAGGGGTGCCCAACACCAGCAGCACGCAACTGGGATGGAGTCTTGGATGGAATCTATCTGAACGGCTCGTCGCCTGTTTCGTTCCAGCCAAGCGAGTTCAGCAAGCGAGAGTTTGTGGCTGACTCCGATTACCATCAGGGCGGCATCGTGGACACGATCAACTGCTTGGATTGCGATGAGGTTATTGAATACATCTCAGAGGTTATGGGTGAGGAGCATACGGGTAAGGAGCTTTGGCTCGTGGAGCGCAGGCTGAAAGAGGGCTACTTCTCCACGATTGAGTGGCTTGACGCAAAATAGGTTGCTGCTACAATCGGGTTAGCCCACTTGGGCTATCAGTTAGAAAGGAGTGCGTTATGAGTGGAGAGATGGAGGCGTGCGTGAAGTGCAGCGCAGTTCTGTTCTATGACGATGAGAAAGTGCTTATCCGAGATACGGGTGAGGTGAAATACATCTCAACTCGCGCGCAGGGTCATCTGATTAGTGTCTATTGCGTGCCGTGTGCGACGGCTGCGTTTGATGCGATAGCAGAGGAGGTGGAACATGTCTGAGATCAAAGTGTGCGAAAAGTTTTACTGCGATTATGCTCCGTGCGTTGAGCAGCGCATTTCAGAGTTAGAGGCAGAGGGGTTTGACGCGACCAAACTGCGGGCGTGGCTTGAGGAGGTCAAGGCCTCCGATGCGCGAGAGGCACTCTGGCTTGCAGAGCACAATGAGAGGCTTGACGCAAACCCATTGGCATTGTAGATTGGCATTAGCCACCCAGAGCGGTGGCACGAGTGCGAAGGAGGGTGTATGAACAAGGCGAGGCAGTGCGCCTATTGCGACCCAGCAAGGAGCGCAGAGGCGTGGGTAAACATTGACGAGGACTACGGCGGACCATACAAGGCGCGCGTCATGACCGAGTACCGATGGAACGGTTGGGCATGCCCAGCGTTTACTTTCGCAGAGGCGATGCGAATCGCGGCAGACACGCACCTGCTTGGCGCAAAGTACAACGACAAAGGGGACAGCGTAGAGTTTGTGTCCTATGACGCGCGGCTCAATGCGTTTGTGATGACGGGTGGCGGTCGCACACCAGAGGACGACCCGTACATTGTGTATCCGACATCGTGCTGCGGTCTGTACGACATCGGCGCGATGAATTGGACTTGGGTTGAGACGGAGGCTCCCGAAGTGGGAGACCTCCCAATCAACACCAGCGCGCACTTGGTGGAGGTCTAGTTATGGCTCACGAGCATAAGTTTGATTGGCGCGACTGCGACAAGGTAGACCATGAGGAGGGCTGCTTTGTTGCGTCGTGCGACTGCGGTTATGAATCTTACGATTGCGAGTGCAAGCATGAGGTTATTCGGTGGCTACATGATGAGCGGGTTAGGGGTTGCGAGAGTTGCGATAACGCCACAGAGTACGAGCAGGGCGAACTTACGCCATGCGACCTTACGGTGTGCTGTGATTGCGGGGCTTCCGTAGAGCCGACAACTGACGCGCACCACAAACAACTCCTCGCTGGTGTGGGGGGTTGACGCACGCAATAGGGCTGCTACAATCGCTTTAGCGGTTTGAGGTAAGACCACCAGAGCGGCTTCCAGCGAGGGCTGCGGGTGGCACCACCGCAACAGAGTGCAAGGAGGTGCTAGATGTACGGATTCAAGGTAGAGAACGGAAAGATCAGCCTCTCAACCCGCG